AGCATTGGCAAAAGGTGATGCAAAAGCAGTTGAGACGAGGGAACTGAATTTATTTGCAGCGATATTGGCAATTTTTGCACCTAATGCTTGGATTTGAGAAGCGTTTATACTACTTACAGTTACATTTGATGAACTAAATGCGGCGGCAACAGCAGTAGTCTGCAAACTACTAATACCATTTAATGCATTTAATTGATTAGTAGTCATCACCGCTGCTTGCGCATCAGTAATTACTGCAGCATTGGCAAAAGGTGATGCAAAAGCAGTTGAGACGAGGGAACTGAATTTATTTGCAGCAATATTGACAATTTTTGCACCTAATGCTTGGATTTGAGTGTCGGATATACTACTTACTGTTACATTCGATGCACTAAATGCGGCGGCAACAGCATCAGATGACAAACTACCAATATTGTGTAATGCATTTAATTGAGCAGTAGTCATTCCAGTTGCTTGTGTTGAAGTAATAATGGCGGTTCTTTCAAAACCGGTAGCAAATGCAGCTGATGTAATAACCGCAATATTTGCTGCGGAAATATTTGCCCATGCAGTAGCAGTAAATTTTTGCACAACAGCTGCCGATAATTCTGAAAAGTGGGTATTGGTTAAATGTGAAGCAAGTGCACTTAATAAGTCTGCTCCATAGTCGGTATCATTGGCGGCAGTATTGACTTCACTTGCTCCCAAGTTTGACAAATTAGAGATGGCGTTAATTTGCACTAATCTATTCGCAGTAGAAGTTGTATCTATTGCATTTGCATACATTTTTACGAGAGTTGCTCCTTTTAGGGAAGTGACTTGACTATTCGACATAGCACCTAATACATCAAGTGGTGGGTAGGTATAATTACTAGCGGTAGATGGTGTATATCCATAGGCGGAAGAATTTACATAGGTAGCTAATGATGACCAATCATTGTAAGTTGACCCTAAGATATTATTGGCTAACACATCTTGCGCTTCCTTACTCATATTCGCATAATTTGCATTTGCTGAAATGGTGGTAATATCTGTGCTTTTCACTAGTGAAATATTGTCAGCGTTAAGTAATGCAACTTGTTCAGCATTCAACATATGTAATAATCCGGCTGGCAAGGCGTTAATAACAGAAAAAGACGATTTTGCGTTGATATCATAAGTAGTGTCGTTTGCTGTCAAAGCACTAATTACACTAGCTAATTTAGTTGTAACCGTCTTAGCTCTAGCTAACAAATGATAATCATTTTCTTTTGCTTTTTGGTTATCACTCATACCACTAGTAATGGCAGTGCGAACAAGTGCATATTGAGAATAAGGTAAATGCAACAAGTTTTCACCCATGGCTGCGAATTGATTTACATAGTCAGTAGCATCACTGGTGGTTCCATCCTTCTTGTAGATTGCACTAGATGAAAAACACTTGACTTGATTGTCGGTGAAATATTTCATTTGTTGTTGGGTGAAATCGGCCAATTGAACTCCGGTTAATTTTGGGATTTGGGAAGTGGTAAATCCTCTAATTTGAGAGTCAGACATTTGTTCGATTTGACCTTGGGTGGTGGAACGTTTGGATGAAAAATCGGAAGCGGTAACGGAAATAACACCAGAAGTAATCGATGAATTTGTTGAAAATAGTGTATTTTGAACTGCTAATGCGTTTGCACTAGTTCCTTGCACGGATAAATAGCCGATTTTTGAAAGAGTAGCAATTTGTGATGCACTAACATAAGGCATATGTAATGCTTGCACTTGGGCTTCGGTAAAACCAGAAATAGTTAATGCTTGCACTTGGGCTTCGGACATAAATTCAATTTGAGGAATGACAGATTTAGCAGATGCTCCTAATTCAGATTCAGCAGTGGTTGGGGTAATCGATGTATTTGCACCGGTAGTTAGTTTTGAAGGGTCAAGTGATGATACTTTGGTAGAATTGATGGCAGTGATGGTGATGGCGGCTACTTTTTGTGCAGTAGTTAAACTTGCTAAGTGGTTGACGGTTAAACGACCCATATTGGTAGAATCTAATATAGAAATTTGCCAGGCGGTTAATGGTAAGGTGTTTTGGAAATTTCCAGCATTGAACTTATTCAAACGGGTGCTTGAAACAATCGACGCCAATTGAGTAGATGAAAATACTACGGTTTGAGATGATGAAAAATTACTGATTTGTGCATCAGCAAACCCATCTGTAGAATTCGATAGTTGTGCAGCGGTAATATACGATGCAGTCAAAGAAGCGACCTGGCCAGAGGTGGTTGCTGTCCATGCGTTATAGTTGGAATCGGTAGAATCTAAAGTGATTAATTGGGATTTAGTCAATGCTCCTACGTGGTCAATATCTAATCCAGCTAATTGAGTGTTCGATAATATTTTAATGGCAGCTTGCGATAATTGTGCGAATTGAGTTGTGGTAAAATAGTTCAATTGGGCAACTGCAAACGCAGACACATAAGCTGCAGGTAAGTTTGCAACTTGATTTGCGACTACACTATTAGTAGCAGTGGTGCCACTAACGGTAAATGATTGAATTTGTGTTTGAGATGGAACAGAGGATGACACTGCGCCGCTAGGTAGGTTTGCGACTTGGTCTAGACTTAATCCAGGGATTTGAGAAGTAGTCAATCCGGAAAATTGGGAAGAAGTCAATTCCTTAATACGGTCGGTAGAAATAGCTTGAATCCAACCATATTTATCATTAGCACTTACTGATTCACTATCGACTTTTGTGTATCTGAATCCGGCAATGTTGGTTGAAGTGATTTTAGCAAATTGACTAGCAGATAAACCGTGGATATTAACATTTTGGAATGCTGCAATTTGAGCCGCTGAAAAATATGCAAATGCATTGGCATGAATCTGTGCAAATTGATTATTGGATACAACATGGATTTGGTCAACAGTGAAACCGGCGACCATTAAGTTTGATGAAGAATTGGTGCTAGATAATAAATCAATTTGATTTGGAGATGAAGTCGTTAAATCACCAATTTGACCATTTCCGCTAGTGCTAGTGTTTGAACCAGATGCACCCGCTGCATAGGTTAAGTTACTGATTTGGGTAGAAGATAAATAAACGATGTTGCTTTTTAAATCAGCGACGTTTAATGCCTGGACCTGGTCGTATGAACTTGTATAGGTATCTAAGACTGCAAGTTGAGTAGAAGTCAAAGAACCGGTAGTGGTGGCATCTAATCCGTGAATAACAGATGGTTTCATATAGTTAATTGCAGCAGTGCTTACATTTGAAATACGAGAAACGCCGGAGTCTTCGGTTAATGCATTGACTTGGGAAGCGCTTAACAAGTTGAAAAAATTACCGATGCCACTGGCAAAATAGTAAACTTGACTAATAGTAAATGCAGCCATTTGAGAAGTTGATGGAACACTCGAACTTACTGCAGACCCTGGCAAATTAGACACTTGGGAATTTGTCAATACAGCTATTTGTGAAGTAGTTAATGCACCTAATTGAGATTCTGTTATACTGGCAAAATGACTTGCGGTTATATCATCAATTGCGGTAGTTGTAATACCGGAAATGGCAGATACTAGAGAGTCAGTTGCATCATTGGTTCCTGTTCCAGAAGTACCCGTAATTGCTTGAAATTGAGCTAGTGATAAATTTGTCATGTGGGTAGATGTAAATCCAGCCATTTGAGTTGCACTGAAATATCCGAATTGAGCAGCAACAATAGCAGTAAATTGTGCGGTAGATAAGGAACCTAATTGAGAAGCGCTTAATTTTTGCATCCAATAACTAGTACTTGTGCTCAATTGTTCAGAAATGACTTCAGTTGTCAGAATTTCAGCATGGGTAATATGACTCAACGCACGCACTTGTAAGTAAGATAAATCTTTCAATTGAGCAATACCAGATGTATCAGAATTGGATACAGTGTAAGAGTAAGTCAATTGTTTGGTTTGTGCAAAAGTAAGATAACCTAATTGAGTTGTCGAAAATGATGTTAATTTTTTGTTAGAAGCAAGAGCGTAAATCTGAGGATTGGTTAATAATTTGATTTGCGCCTCTATCATGGAAGAAAAATCCGCGATGGATGAAATGGCTGAAGCATCAATACCGTCTATGGCAACGATACTAGAAACAGTGGACGTTGGAAAAGCTGCAATCTGGGCTGCTGAAAATTTGCCCATTTGACTTGAAGTAATCTGGGAAGCAATTGTGGCAGTCATAGATGCTAGTGCGGTGGTAGATAAGTTACCATTCGTAAAATCAGCGTCTGACCAGGTCGTTGGATCGGAAAATGTGAATACCATTTCTGATATATATATTAACTATAACAAATAAATTTTCACAAAAAATATAGTTGTGCTTTTTGTAATACAATTGTAATTTTTGTAATCCACTGCTAGAAATATCTAGTCTGTATATATACCATGTCTAAATGCGATGATTGCGTAGATGAAATTATTCCTAAATCGCCCGAACTGAAAGAATTTTGTCATCAAGTTCTCACAAAACATGATTTAGGACCCTCACCTAAAGTCCCATCGCCTAAAGCACCCTCACCTAAAGCACCCTCACCTAAAGTCCCATCACCTAAATCCATACAAGCTGTCTCACCTAAAGCACCCTCACCTAAATCCATACAAGAACCCTCACCTAAAGCATCTGCCCCAAAACAAACGCGCAAAAAGAAATCCCCCACCAACAAAACCAAAAAACAAACTGACCTAAAAACAACGCAACAACCATCTCATAAACCATTCACCGTTGCCGATATGACCACTGAAAACATCACCAACACGAAAACCCATATCCAACAATTCAAAACCGCAGGTATTTCTGCCATCGAATCGCTCACTCAGCATGAACTCGCCGCTATTATTGTGTTAGCCAGTGACAAATACTATAACACCATCAACGAAGTCCTTTTGACCGACAATGAATACGACATTGTGAAGGAATATATGCAAACGAAATTCCCCAAAGACATCACCAATCAACAAATCGGTGCACCCATCATTACCGGCAAAAACAAAGTCAATCTGCCTTACGAAATGTGGTCCATGGACAAAATCAAACCCGACTCCGGCGCTTTACCTGCATGGGTCGCCAAATACAAAGGCCCCTACGTATTGTCGTGCAAATTAGACGGGGTCAGTGGTCTTTATTCCACCGAAGGTGAAACGCCTAAATTATATACCCGAGGCGATGGAAAAATCGGCCAAGACATTAGTCACCTCCTCAAAATCCTCAAATTACCAGTTACAAAGGGTATTGTCGTGCGAGGCGAGTTCTTGATTTCGAAATCCAAATTCGAATCCAAATACGCCGACCAATTCGCCAATCCGCGCAATTTAGTCTCGGGTATTATCAATGCTAAAACCGTCGACAATAAGGCCGCCGACCTCGATTTCGTCACCTACGAAGTCGTGGTTCCAAAACTCAAACCCAGTGAGCAATTGAAAAAACTCACCGAACTCGGTTTCAAAGTCGTCGAACACAAGATGGAGACCGCCCTCACTAACGAACTACTGTCGGATTATCTCGTCGATATGCGCAAAAACCATCCTTATGAAATCGACGGTATTATTGTCACTGACGACGCGATTCATCCCCGCATTTCCGGCAATCCTGACCACGCCTTTGCCTTCAAAATGATGCTTTCCGACCAGAAAGCCGAAGCCAAAGTCGTAGATGTCGAATGGTCGCCTAGCAAAGACGGATTCTTGAAGCCCCGCGTTCGCATTGAACCCATTCGTTTAGGTGGCGTCACCATCACCTATGCCACCGGATACAATGCGAAATTCATCGAAGACAATAAAATCGGTGTCGGTGCACTGGTCGAATTGATAAGGTCCGGCGATGTCATACCGAAAATCCTATCTACGACCGTGCCCGCCGAAAAACCACTGATGCCGTTAGTGCCATACGTATGGAATGAAACACACGTCGATATTTTACTGGAAAATGCGGCAGACGACCGCACCGTGCAAGAGAAAAACGTCACCGCGTTTTTCAGTGAACTCGAAGTCGATGGCCTCAAGGCCGGCAATGTCCGCAAAATCATGGACGCCGGATTCGACACCGTTGCGAAAATCCTCAAAATGACCGAGGCCGATTTCAAAACCGCAGGATTCAAATCTATGGCACCTAAATACGTCGAAAACATTGCCGCCAAAGTCGGCGAAGCCACTCTACTCAAAATCATGGTGGCCTCGGGCAAACTCGGTCGCGGATTCGGAGAGCGAAAACTTGCCCCCATTATGGAGGCACATCCTGATATTTTAGTAGTGGAAGAAACGCCGGCACAAAAAATCGCCAAAGTCAAGACGGTTCAAGGAATTGAGCAAAAATCGGCACAATTGTTTGTGGAGAATATTCCCGTCTTTTTAGCCTTTTTGAAGGAATGTGGTCTCGAACACAAATTGACGGCAAAGGTTGCTCCGAAACCAGTCAAGGAATTTGACCAATCGAATCCATTGTATGGCAAAGAAGTCGTCATGACGAAAGTCCGCGACCAGGAAATTATCAGCGCTCTTGAAGCCGCGGGTGGCAAACTCGCGGATTCCATCAAGGCCACTACCCTGGCTCTGATTGTGAAATCGAAAACCGACGAATCGAACAAGACAAAAGACGCATTGAAAAAAGGCGTCCCTATCATGACGCCGGAAGAATTTAAGGAGAAATACATGTAGGCGATTCGTGTTAAAAAATATATCACTTCATGAGACATATTTTTTAGAGATTTGTGTAATAGATTTATGTGTTTGCTTCGGCGACGATATCGTCGTCATTAATGTATTTCTGGTAAGTTTCCGACAATAATGCCCCGCCGATGACATTTTGTTCGTCAGTATATATGCTATATATATCAAGCAATAATTTTAGCAATAACGCGTCACCGTCGCCATGTTGTGCAATATATCCGATATTATGTAGCAATTCGTCTCGAAGGCTGATGTGTGGATTGTTTAGTTTGAATTCATTTAATTTATATATCATCATTCTGGCATCGGGTGCTTTGACATAGCGATTTTCGCGGTCGGTATGGTGTGCGGTTTGTATTTCAGGTCGAATATCGGGTTGAACTATGGTAGCATTTGTCGATGGCACCATTTCTGCAACCGCCATCAGCGCATCTGCTAAACGAGATTCATGTTCGGCAGGCGCAACGGTTGCTACAACTTCCTCTGTAATAAGTGCGCGATTCTTTGGTGGTCTTCCTCTGCGAGAAGTACGGGTGGAAGCGACGGACGATTCATCCGATGAAGAATTCGATTTGCGCAGTTTTTTCGTGTGCAAATCACTCATGAGTTTTCGATGCATAAGGTCTAAGCATTTCCACAAACTATTGTTGCGCTTTTGCACACGTTTGTCACTAGTAATACCGATAAATGGATTGAGAAATTTGCTATCATACAGAATACAATTGAATTGATGATTGTTGTAACCATCCTGATTATTTTTTTCAGGTGGAAGGTCGTCGTGATTACGTCCAGCGCGAATCACACGAAGATAATTTTTAAACTGTAGTTCACTTAATGGTGTATCTACGGTAGATGTGCCCATAAAGGTCAGTTTGTATGCATTGAAATTGTTTTGTGCAGCAGTGTAATCGGCGGTTTCGGCAGATTGTCCTTCAAGTTCTCCAGTCTGCAAATTATATTTTCCATAACTGATATTTTTCCCTTCGCGTTTGAAGGAAATCGCAGTTATAGCACCATTTGTATCGTGAATAGTCACCATTAGTTTGTAAGTGATTGCGCGTTCAATACATTGCGGGTTGTTGAGAATTTTAGTAGAAATTTCGTCGTCGACGGTGACACGCTTGCCATTCACATATACATTTTTATCAGGATTTTTTGCAAGAATGGATGTGTAGGTTTGTGTTATAGCATTGATGATGGATGCTTCGCATTCGGCAGGTGTGCCGATAGCATTGTCGGTATTTGAACGCATATTTTCGATGCAAATGGTGGAGCCGACGCCATAAGGATGAATTGCGGCAAAGGCGGCTTCGTCCATGGATTCAAAGACGGCGGGTTCATAGGATTGCGATGAGTCGGCGCATTCCATCATGGCATTGAAATCGAACATCACATGAACACGAGCGTCGCCGCGTGTATCGGAAATGGAACGTGTATAAATATGAAAAGTATCTGCTAAAAACATGGTGGCATCCTTGAGACCTCTACCATATTGCGATGTCTCCCCGTCGTCTCGTTGGCCGGTGCGTTCATGACCGATATGCAATGGACTCGACGAATCGGATTCGTATATATTTTCGAACCCGTGAGGCACATCGTCTTGTATAAGAATGCATTTTATTGCACTCGAATCCTCATTCATGATGAGTCGAATCGATAGTTCTGTTGCAGTCAAGATGGCATTGTCAATCAAATCTAATATGGCACGAATGAATGTATAGGTGCTTCCGCGCACACCTTTTGCGTATTGGCGAAAATGAGGAGCTCCTACGGATGGTTTGGTAATAGTTGTCATGCTTTTTGAGAAATTGTTGTTATTGTATCGCTAAATGGGGTGAATCAATTTTGTGTACATGTATGAATAAAAAATGCAAAAAAGAAATGTTTTTTTGAAAAAATTTATTTTTGAATAAAAAAATTAAAAAATAAATATTTTTTGAAAATGTTACTCGAATATCTCTAACGTCTGATAATATTTTTTAGTTTTTTCGCCGTCGAACCCTCTTATGAGTGTCTCAAAACGATAACATTCTTTCGCAACATACAACGGCGTGAAAACCGGGTTGATATAACATATGGACCCGTAGAATCCATAGGCGACGCTGCTGAGAAGATATTTCGTGGGCTTAGTGGGTGGGCCATCGCAGTAAATCTCAGGATAACGCAATTTATCGGCTTCATATTTAGCCATTTTTTGACGATGGTTCTCCACCTTCTCCTTGTGCAGATAATCGTGATGCTGTATGCCCCGATAAAATCCGAGAGCCGTCCATCCACCAAGTGTCGATACGAGTATGTTTCGGCTTATCATAATATATGGTGTATATGATTATGTTTATACCCTTTGTTCGATTCATCTACAATCATATACATTTATCGTTGTAACAAGTATAAACATACGATACTATCTATAACACCATGGTTGACGCAGACCCGCTTGAACAGAGACCGCATAGCGAATATCGCACGCTCGACAATGCCCTCCTGCAAAAATACGAAGTCAAACTCTACGGCTCCGACCGCGATACCTACGACATCATCAATGATTTCCTAGAAAATAATCAGAGCGAGCGCGCCTTTTATATTGTGGATTTAGGGGCTATCGTGCATTCGTATAATGAATGGATGCGGCTTTTGCCCGACGTCAAACCCTATTATGCCATGAAATGCAATCCGAATCCCGTGATTCTCGAAGTCCTCGCCTCCCTCGGCGTCAATTTCGATTGCGCCTCGGAAAACGAGATGCGCACCATCATCGGTATCACCAAAGACCCCTCCCGCATCATTTTCGCGAATCCCTGCAAAATGTCGTCGCAAATCCGGTATGCGCGTTCGAATGACGTTGATTTCACCGTGGCCGACAATGAGAACGAACTCTACAAAATCAAACTCTATCACCCCTATACGAAAATCCTCCTACGCATCGCCGTCGACGACAGCAAGAGCAAATGCCGATTCAACACGAAATTCGGCTGCAAACCGGCCAATGTAGAAGAGCTCCTCAATATTGCGAAAACGCTGAAACTGGACGTATGTGGGTTCTCCTTCCATGTAGGTAGCGGATGTTCGTCCGCCGATTCTTTCTACGAGGCCTTAAGCGATTGCCGAAAAGCGGCCACTATGGCGAAATCGCTCGGCATCCAGGTGTCCATCATCGATATTGGCGGTGGATTCCCGGGTTCGGATTCGGTGGAAATCCGATTCGATTCTATCGCACATAGTGTCAACCGGGGTATCCGCGACTTTTTCGGCGAAGAATTTGATGGAGGTGTTATACAATTTATTGCGGAGCCGGGGCGATATTTCGCCCAGGGGAGTCACACTCTCGTGCTCAATGTCATCGGGAAAAAGACGGTGACTGACGAGGCCACTGGCGAGAAAATCAACATGTATTATTTGAATGAGAGTGTCTATGGCAGTTTCAATTGCATTGCGAACGACCATTATTTGCCGACGATTTTGCCATTCAATGAGCGAGACCAGCAGATGCAGCGGAGCAAATTGTTCGGCACCACGTGCGATTCCATCGACGTCATCAACGAAGACATCATGTTACCCGAACTGGCCATCGGCGAATGCGTCTATGTGGAGAAAATCGGGGCCTATACGATTGCCGCGGCCAGTGCGTTCAACGGGTTTGCCCCGACAAATACCTACAAGTATATTTTCAAGTCTTCGGTGCAATAGAAAATTGAATTACCAATTTTATTAGATTTATCAAAACAATTCAAAAACCAACACATAAACAACGTAAAAACCAACACATAAAAAATGCCCGAAGTTCAACAACACGGAAAAATATGGGAAGAAGCACTTCTCCTCGTATACGGTGCTACGCAAGAAGAAATCAAAAACATAAAATACACCAGCAAAATGGATTTGCCACGCGAATTCAATCGCCTCAATCAGGTCGATTTATCCATCAAATGCACGTGTCATATGAATATTGTGTGTATGGCCGATGCACTCCGGACGTTTGATGCGGTTTCTAGTGGAGAACCGTTACATATGATAGTCATTATGTATGTGCAAAATGATGATACGAACACAAAACAACTCGTTCGTATCATTGAAGTCGATTTAACCAATTCCCGCGAAATTTTGTTCGGGACACTTACCCGAGAACAAGTCGAAGCAGTCGACGGCGCAGTGAAATCGGTCCCGCAACGCCGTCGACCTACGCCGGAAGAGCATGCGCAAATGTATAGTATTCGGGACGCAGCACAGGCATTATCGGGTGCAATACAATTGAATATTAAATGCAACAGCACACAAAGTCGATTGCAATGCTCATTCAACCAATTCCAGAAATTTCTCAACGAGAACCCCGCTCGAATCGTCGCGCAAAGTTCAAATGGCAAATTTCGAGACCGCGAGGTGATTGCGGAGATTTCGTCGGGACGCCGACGATTCAAAAAAAAGACGGCCGATGAAAATCTTACCGCCCCAATATCGGGTTGAATTTTGCAATCAATTCCTGTTTTGATATGGATTTCGGCCCGACCGTATTATTAAAATCATAACGAATTGCGGCCAGTTTTGCGACGATTTCTGTCACGTCAATACCTTCATCAAATTTTATAAAATAATGCGACTGGACGCTTTTTTGTTCGATATTTGTATCTATTGCACCTGCATTCACGCCGACGCGACGAAAGGAAATGTCCGGATTTTCCGTTTTCGCCACAAACGTGAAATGGAGAGGGTCGATTTTTTCAGTCACCCGGCGGTTCTCCGCCTTCTTCTCCCATATCTGGAAGACACATGGGACATCATGTTCAACACCGTCGACGAAAAACGATTTCTCTGACACATCGATTTCAAATAGCAAATGAAATGCCAGAGGGAAAGACTTGCGCAAACTCTCTTTTTTGAAACTTTTCGGCAAAATAAAGGATACACTATGACAAAATTCGCACGATTTTTTGATAAATTGAATGGCGCAAGAAGATTGCCTACCAAATGGAGGATTCCCTATGACATGAATCTTCCTGAATTTTTGCAACAAATCACCATATGTTCCGGCTAAATAATCTTGCTGCACGATTTCGCTCGATTCGGGTTGTATGTCATAAAAGATGCAATGAGGTGACAATGTTTGAATGGCGGGAATAAATGCGCCGTTCCCGGCACTCGGTTCAATGATGCAGTCGGTCGGCTCGACCGCTAAATATTGTTTGACATATTCAATGCATGCATTCACGGTCTCGGGTTTCGTGTAATATTTATCTATGGTGTTTCGTTCTAGACCGGTTCGCTGCTTGCCGTTCATTTGCTTTGATGGTAGTATATGTTATAGAATGATTCGTTTCAATTTTATTCGCGTGCTAGGTGTTTTCCTAAATGTCCCCGGAAAGTAGTTTTGAGAACCTCTTTCCTAAATGTTCTCAAAACCCCCTGGAGGTAGTTCTCAAAAGATATGAATCTATGTTTCCTAAATGTTCTCCAAATGAAAACTTCGGAAAGTTATGAGAACCTGTTTTCCTAGATGTTCTCAAAACCTCTGGAGGGTAGTTCTCAAAAGATGAGAATCTAGGTTTCCTAAATGTTCTCCAAATGAAAACTTCGGAAAGTTATGAGAACCTGTTTTCCTAAATGTTCTCAAAACCTCTGGAGGGTAGTTCTCAAAAGATGAGAATCTATGTTTCCTAAATCTCCCCAAAACAAAAACCCTCCAGGTATTTTTCAAAAGATGTGAATATGTATTTTCCTAAATGTTCTCCAAATGAAAACTTCGGAAGGTGATGAGAACCTGTGTTTCCCTAAATCCCCCAAATAAAAACCCTCCAGGTATTTTTGAGAACCTGTGTTTCCTAAATCTCCCCAAAACAAAAACCCTCCAGGTATTTTTGAGAACATGTGTATGTTTCCTAAATCTCCCCAAAACAAAAACCCTCCAGGTATTTTTGAGAACATGTGTATGTTTCCTAAATCCCCCCAAACAAAAACCCTCCAGGTATTTTTGAGAACCAATGTATTTCCCTAAATCCCCCCAAACAAAAACCCTCCAGGTATTTTTGAGAACCAATGTATTTCCCTAAATCCCCCCCCAAACAAAAACCCTCCAGGTATTTTTGAGAACCTATGTTTCCTAAATCTCCCCCAAATGATTATTCTCGAAATCACATAAACATAAAATCTCAATCTATATTAACTACATGCCGATATTCGACATCAAAAACTATATGAAACAAGAATACCACGAAATCGACCCACCACCACCTAAATCACTTTCGGCTGTCACACTATTCACCGTTATCCTATCCTTCATGGTAACCGCAATGATTACCATGCTAACTATACAAACATATATTCCACTATCAAGTGAATTTGCAGAGCAACAACATGCCATATCCTTCACCACAAAACGAGAAGGCTACGGTCCTCTCGACTTTTTCCTCCCCGACACATCCGACCTCTACCAATATCATTTTCTCACTAGCCACGCGGGTATCGTGGAACCCCACGCCACCATGTGGGTCCATCTCATCAATGCCGACCCATCAACATCGGCTACCTACACCATTTGTCAAACAAACAGTGCCTCAGACAGCTGCATCTCCGGCGACGCAGCAACCACCCCCTTCACCCTCGCCTGCACCCCCCACGAAGACCAATATACAATGACTATAACACAAAACGCGCAGCAAAGCACTGGCACCCTCTTATGCATGTATGTCCGTCGCGAATTCCGCACACTGACCACAGCCGACCGCGATGCCACCATCGAGGCTATGTGGAAACTATGGGAACTCGACGAAGAAGCCGGGCGACACACTTATGGCGAAAATTTCCACAGCTACTCGTATTTGCTCGATTTCCACTATTTCAATGCGGCGTGGATACATTCCGACCACATTCACGAGGGCAATGGGTTTTTAGCGCAACATGTGAAAATGACAAATATTTTCGAAGTAGCCATGCAAGCCGTCGACCCCTCCGTCACCTTACCCTACTGGGATTACACCATCGAGACGGCCGACGGTATCCAGACCTATGAATCCCCCCTCTTCACCGAAAACACCTTCGGGTCGCTACCGCTCCCCAATAATATGAGCTGGGGATGGCTCTATGAATCCAATAGCATCGATGACGGGAAAATCCCCGATGGCAAATGGGCGAATTTCAAAATCGCCGCCAATACGAAATTCGACGACCTGGATTATGCCTACGGATACATGCGCGCCCCCTGGAACATCAATCCATCCGAATACATCACGCGATACACGGCCACTGACAAAACATTCCCCACATGCAAATCCCATTACGACCTCTTAGGATACACGGATTTAGCCGATTTTTTGCAGGAAATCCCCTATGCAGCACATGCCTCGACTCACGGTGTCATAGGTGGGTCTTTCGGCTGTGATATCCTCAACGACATGAGAGAGGCCGGATATATTAATGGCGTCGACGGCCAGCTCAATATTTGTCAAAACTGGATTTTCTACATGAAGGAATTCTATCGTTCCGACATTTTGCTGCCCCAGGACAAATGTACCGCCGACTCCGAGTCCGGGTCCACCTGTGTTTATGTGTGCAACGAAGACCGCAAATCCACTCTCCTCGAAATGCTCCAGCACAGTATCATGAATTCGGGCATGGAAGCCATCCCACCCTATGGCGAAATGCCCGACGAAGGATGGGACGCCTGGACCGCCTTTATCTGCGGCGGCGACGGCAGCAAAATCTACGCCGGCGACCATTTAGAATCCGCCTCCCCCGCCGACCCCTCCTTCTGGCCTATCCATCCCACCCTCGAACGCGTCTTCCAGGCGAAATTGATGGCGGGCGGATTTAGCACCTCGAGCACCTGGCCCACCGACCCCGTCACCGAATACGTCTGCAACAAGGCCGTCTGCTACGAAGAAGACGAAGACGCTTTCGGCAACTGGGACACTTGTTGCTACGGTCATTACGAAGACGACCAGATGCTCGATGCGCCGAACAATGACCGATATACCTATGTCGGTCCTACGAACAAGGACGTCCATGACGGAACAAATCCGCAGAACCCCCAATATTCCATGCAATACATCTATGACACCTTTACCTGGAGTCATTGCATTCAAGAGGGCTACGATTTCGACGCACTCTTAGAGGGGCAATATCGTCGCAAATAATTTTGTATGGTTTGTGTTATAGATATGATTCTATAACACAAAAACACACCCCTATACGTAACTAGGAATGGCATCCACATTCATCATTCCGGGTTCGCCATCCACGAAACGACTGCGCTCTGCTTCCGGCATCAAAAATTGCGCAAACAATGGGAATTTCAGCTGTTCTTGCGGGGTGTGATGATGCACAATGCGCGCAATCATTTTATACAGTTTGAAATTCGGATAGCGCTCTTCGCCGTTGCGTTTGTATAATACATTGTGTCCGTTGTCGTCTTTGCACCAGCGCGCCACTGTTTTCTGGTAATCGTCCATGTCCGATTCGCGCTCGTCTTCAATCAAGAAATCATACATGGAGCAGCCGAGACGGCACAAATCGAATGCGGGGTTCGGGTCGAGGCGCGGACGGTTCTCGTTCATGTAGGGTTCGCAATTGTATTGGGTGGCTGCGTCGCCCCCCGTTGCGAAACTGTCGCTGCAAAACGTTTTCCCCCCATAACGATAAATACTGCGCCCGAAATCGATGATTTTGTAGATTTTGCCGTAGGTAGGGACGCGATAGACGCGGTTCTCCCACATGTAATACAAATATTCAATGTCGGTATTGACATACATGATGTTGTTCGTATGCAAGTCATTGTGAGTGAATGAAAAGGCGCGTTGATAGACAAGGAGCGTCATGACAATTTGGAAGAGGGCGCTAGCCCCTTCACATTCATCTATAACACCCTTGTCTAACAAGTCATCAAATGTGCCGACGCATTTTTCTAAACAAATCATTTGCACGGGGAATTTTGGGAGAAAGGCGAAAACATTGTCGCATTCGGAAGATGGGATGGATGATTCTTCGCTTTCGCTTTCGTCGTCATATGATTCGCTTTCGGAATCAGACGCTGAATCGGAACTGCTGTAATTGATGTCGCTATTGTTGGAAGAATCGGTTGACGACTGTGTGCTATTGGATGATTTTTCATAGATGACTTCGTTGTCTTCATCTGATGATTTACCTAAGTCTTCGGCACCTAAGTCTTCGGCACCTAAATCTTCGGCACCTAACTCTTCGGCACCTAAATCTTCGGCACCTAAGTCTTCCGATTGAATCGTGAGTTTGTTTTTATTGGCGCGCGAACCGAATCCTTCAGTGATGTTTTGTCGCACATCATCGGAAATGAAAAAATGTTTGCCTACGTTGCGATTGAAGTAATCAGACGTATATAAATATTCAATGTCATCGGTCGTATTCATTTTGAATTTGTCTTGCACGCCTAAATAAGAACCATAGTAATCAATGCCGTGTAAAAATCCGTGGTGTTCTAACAATTGACTACTTAAAAAACTGAAAAAACCGTCGATATACGAAGCATTGTTCTCGTCGGCGAGTTTCGGAAAGGTGGATGATTCTGAAGGAGAAAAAAGTGGCAATTTACGTATTTTGTCATCTTGCACCGGGTATTTGCCAATCATGTATTTGATGGGGTCTAATAGCGGGGAAAATTTGACAAAGATGGGGGTTTCTACGATTTCCCCGGTTCTCGTATTGAATATGGAATGAAGACTGTGGATATGATACTTATGTTGCAATACGATGTTGGTTCCGGACTTGTTTATGTCAAACAATTTAGCATAAATGGGATTGTAGCTTTGTAGGCCGGTCATCGTATATGGTTGATAATCATGGTGGTTCTCAATCATCGAATAGGTATATTGACTATTAAAATCCGATATATCTAGCAAGTCTTGTTCTCGATAGTCAATTTTTATTTTTCCTAAATATCCTTCCATCGTTTGTATATTTAATCCGAAATATAAAAACAGTGATGTTTGAACTCATCTGCTACCCGGAGGTCGTCTCCATAGAGATGTAAGGACCACGTTACCGATAAATCAATTATAATTGTATACCATTGTCGGTGATGACCTTTTTAAGTTTGGTAATGGCATCCGCTTTTGAAAGCGAACGATTGTTGATAATATTTGCATATTTGGAGTCGCCAATGCCTATCGTCTTTATCATATCATATTGTTGTTCTGGTGTAATACTGGTCATTTTCAAAATGGCGATAACAGAGGTTAATCGGTCGGTCACAATACCTTCTTGCACACAGCTCGATAGAGTCATGCCGAGAACTAATGCAACAATCAATACTGCGAGTAATAATAGAATAACAAAACGGTTCATATACACTAGTTGTATATTTTGTTGTAATACGTCACCCTATGGCTAAAAATATATGCACATAGTCTAAATTTAGGAGAACATGTCACTAGAACTTCGCAAATTCGATATGAAAGCCATTACGTTCAAGCCCGATGAAAACAAGGGACCGGTCATTGTCATGATTGGACGCCGTGATACGGGTAAGTCATATTTGGTGCGAGATTTGCTATATCACCACCAGGATATACCCATCGGCACAGTCATTTCAGGAACAGAAGCGGGCAACGGTTTCTATGGCGCCCTGGTGCCTAAATTATTCATTCACGAAGAGTATAATACGGTGATTATTGAGAACGTCTTGAAACGCCAGCGCGCCGTCTTGAAACAGGTGCAAAAAGAGATGGATACGTATCGCCGAACCACCATCGACCCCCGCGCATTTGTGATATTAGATGATTGTTTGTATGACCAGTCGTGGACACGTGATAAAATGATGCGGCTGCTTTTTATGAACGGACGTCACTGGAAGCTGATGTTGGTCATTACCATGCAATATCCACTCGGTATTCCACCGAATCTCCGCACGAACATCGATTATGTTTTTATATTGAGAGAACCTACGCTGGGAAATCGCAAACGTATCTGGGAAAACTACGCGTCCATGTTTCCCACCCTCGAATCGTTTTGCGCCGTCATGGACCAGACCACGGAGAACTACGAATGCATGGTCATCAACAACAATGCGAAATCGAACAAATTGCAGGACCAGGTGTTTTGGTATAAAGCCGAATCCCGACCCGATTTCAAACTGGGTTCGAAAGAATTCTGGGATATTTCGAAATCGCTGGGTTCGGACGACGAAGACGAAGCCTTTGACCCTAGCAAATCGAAAAAGAAAACGGGTCAATCGATTACCGTAAAAAAGAGTAAATGGTAGAAAATTGATATACTTATATTTCATAGACATATAAGTATCAAACAAAAATATGGAAAGACCCACGATTGAAGAAGTCTGCGCAAAAGTCGTGGAAAATACAAATGTATTACACAATCTACCAAAAACAAAACACAAAGGAATGCCCGGAAATTATTTAGAGAGTTTGACGGGAATCCCCACCAGCTCAGCATGTTTAGACTGTAGTGACGGCGAAGTCAAAATATTCCCCCTCAAACGCACAAAAACGGACCATTATGTCCCAAAAGAAACTATTGCCGTCACTATGTTATCGAAGGAATCGCTCGTTTCACATTCCTTTGAAGAATCAAAAGTATACAAAAAATTATGCAAGGTGTTATACGTTCCTTATTTTCGAAATGGGGATAATATTCAATATTTCCAACCAACCATCATTGATTTGCTCGAAGAAAAATATGCAACATTACTTCAAGCATTGCGCGATGATTATGATGCAATACGGAAACATTTTGTAGAAACGGGTGCGCTGGAAGGCAGTTCGCATATTGGAAAATATTTGCAAAATCGCACAAAAGGTGCCGGTAAAGGTGCGCCTAAAACGCGCGCGTATTATTTGCGCCCATTGTTTATGAAGGAATTTGTTGGCATGGTCTAATAATTCTTGACAAAAACTTCCATCGTTTTTGTTTGCGGTTTTTTAGAATGGATGGATCGTTTGCATTCAATCGATGAGATGTGATAGGCTGCATTTGCGAATGTTTCCCGAACTAGACTGACGTCGGCATTGCTCATCATGAATGTCACGGATTTTTCGCTTAGTTTGTGTAATAGATTGAATAATTGATGGTGGTTGTCTAGATTGAATCCGTTTTCAGTATAACCCACGAACGATGTTGCTTTTTCGGGGGCATATGGCGGGTCTACATACAGATAATCGCCGGGCTCGACGGTGTCGATTGATTTGCTAAAATCCGCGCATTCAAATATGACGCCTTGAATAATCTGGTGGATTTCTTCTATATGGGCTGGATGGATGATTTCGGGATGATTGTAATGTCCATAGGGGACGTTGAATCCTTTCGGTCCCACGCGGAAAACCCCGCGAAAACACGTTTTATTCAGGAAAATAAACATGGCCGAACCGACGACGGTTTTTTTATCGCTGGCCGACAATGCATTGTATTGTGCTCGCATCCAGTAATAGTAATTTTCGGGCGATAGTTTTGCTTCGACAAGGTTCGCGGGTGTTCGGTTCACCTCGCCGTCGCCGCATGTATTGAATTCGCCTATGATTTTTTGCAATTCTACCAACAATTCTTTGTGGGACGACTGAATGTTTTTATAGACATAGACGAGGGGTTCGTTAATGTCATAGGCGTATATCTTCCCCTGGACGATGATGTTGCCGGATTTTACACGAGACAATAACCCTAACAACACGCTACCTCCGCCTAAACATATTTCGCGATAATTATTCATAGTGGTGGGAAAATGACCAAGGACGACGCCTAAAATCTGCGTTTTTCCGCCGACCCATTTCAAAATCGGTTTTGGAATCATGGTGACACAAGATTCGAGGTGTTTTCCATGGGTTGTTTCACAAGAGCATTTGGGCATCCTTTATAGAATACTGACAAGATGACTGTCTAAATCAATTTTACACAATCATACATTTGTATTACACAAAAATACAAATGTGACCAGAATATGCAGTCATTCACGCATTCTTTAGAACAAATATATACATATCTATTATACGATGCCTTTTGAACCGTCTTTGACCCCGCAACAAAAAACCGAAATAAGCGACTATATCAATGCTTATCGCGCAAAACATCAATCGCCGCCCCTTGTGTGGGATGATACCATTGCTACCTTTTCGCAACAGTGGTCGTATCATTTATTGACTACAAACGATTTCAGTCACAGTGGAAACACGCAATATGGTGAGAACCTGGCCTATTACAAGGGCTATGGCACAGATACAATGACACTTTTGAAAAAATCCATCGATGCCTGGTATAACGAAGTGTCTTTGTATAATTTTGCTCGTCCTGGATTTTCATCCGGCACTGGGCATTTCACTTGTTTAGTATGGAAATCCAGCACCCGTTATGCACTGGGTATTAGCATTGATTTGGCGACGGCAACCGCTATTATTACTATGAATACGTCGCCTCCGGGTAACGTTTCCGGACAATACCAAGACAATGTATTGCCGTTGACTATTTTGCCACCGGTTTTACCGCCCGTTCCTTTGCCCACTCCTTTGCCCGTTCCTTTGCCCGTTCCTTTGCCCGTTCCTTTGCCCACTCCTTTGCCCGTTCCTTTGCCCCTTACGAAAACCGAAATCATCTATGCACTCTATCATATTATCAACGCGATTCAATTCAATCAATCGAGAACATCTATTATATCTCTTATCAATGCATTGATTTCAAAACTCAATGCAGCTTAGTTGTGAATGTGTAATACAATTACGTCTTTCAGCACTCATGTCTTTAGACTAAAGCCTTAGTTGTGAATGTGTAAAACATTCACGTCTTTAACCTAACGGCTTAGACATTCGTGTCTTTCAGCACTCATGTCTTTAACCATTTGAACAGGGTCAAACGCTTATTGTTTTCTTCCATATTCGCATCCAGTTCCTTCGCAAATCCAACATCCATATCCATGTATTTTTCGCGAAATTTAATAATGTTCTCCATCAAATTATCTTGTTCTATTTCTAAATTATATATTTCGTCTGCAATCTGAGGTGTGCGTGGTGTAATCTTCGACCTTTGTAGTAACCGATTGATGTTGATTTTGAGCCGGTTAATCAAAATGATTTCCTGCAAATGGATTTTCTTGACCAGTGTAAAAATATTCGTGGAATAGGTATACGGATATTTGTGGCGGATGTATTCCGGCAAAATAAACTTGTTGAGTTCCTTGATTTCATTCACCTTTTTCTCGACTTCTTCTAAGATGCCGAGAACATATTTCTTGTCATAGTTAAAAAACAACACTTTTCCCGAATTGAATTCGCACATGGATTCCAGCTTCTCATAATTATAGGCCGATGTTTTGTGCGCCTCCGATTTTGCGTCCAGTTTCAAATACGAAATCAGCGCCAGCATGAACGAATTGAACGCCGTCATGGCCGCAATCGTGACTCCACCATAGGGTTTCCCCTGGAAAAACAAACTCAATACACTCGCCACTACCGATATCAAAATCGTAGGTAGCATCAAAAAATTCAACTGCTGCTCGCAATAGGTTTTCGCCTCTATATACAAAACCTTCTCCCCATTCAAATACAGGGCTAAGATATCCAGTGTCGTCGAACTAATGGAGCGGTCATTGTTATAAACGGTATTGAGTTTCTCTTCCACCATATTGTAGGAGACACGGTCCATCAACACATCGGTCGGTTTTCGATTGTCCTTGTTCTCGTCGGCTACCAATAGATGAACCTCATCCTGTGTGAGAGGTCGTTGTTGCATGGAGAAATTCGGTGGAACGTATTGAGGCGTATCATCAAAATGCACACCCTGTGCAGGAACCTGCTTCGGCAAAGAAACATAAGATTCCTTAGACTCTACACTCGGTGCATCTAGTTCGGTGAAATCTATTTGACTACTTTTTTTTCGAGAGATGAGAACCTGGACACTCAAAACCCCCATTTTTCGATTATTTTCCACTACTTTTCGAAAGTTCTCAACAGACTCTATAACACAATCGCCCAACTGTTTGACCACATCACCTGCAAATAATGGACCCATCGATTCAGTCACCACAATATGTAATCCTTCCTTGCGAAAGAGTGACATATCTAGGCCGATTAAACGAATCGAATAGTTTCGGATTTCGGGAATCAAAACATCTATATCACTCAGTTTCGCGCGTTTCGATAATGGAACCAATATATTCCAATACTTGCGCAATGGTTTGCGATTCCAATCGGCCAATGGTCTACCATCATGAAATGTAGTATAGGATAGGGTGCCATATTTGCGGGTTTTGACGAAATATTCTTTTTCGTTGAATGTATCGGCAATGACCGCTACATCTTGTTCGATGATGGGCGTATACTGAGTCGGATAACGGAGTTCGGATTTATGCATAGAATGTTTCGTTTTTGTGCTGAGGTTCTCCACCACATACATATCATTTGCTAAAGCTTCTTTGATGACGCCGAAACTATTTGTCCGCGATTCTTCATCATTTTCCCATGAATACATTTCTCCCGGATAAATGACATATGCAGGTGCCACGGGTTCGTCAAAATGTGCCTGGACGATTTCATTTACAATGCAATAATCCATTTTCACCTCGCTCACAATTCGCAATTTGTCGAGAGGTACGTCTGCGATGACTGCATATAATGTTTCATAGTCTTCGTTCTCGTAATATAGTCCGACCGAACACGTCATTGTATCCGCAAAATACCACAAGAGTGATACCTCTAACCAGAGCCCTTCCACCAGCATTTCGACCCGCAAAAACGACAAATCATATTCCATGTCGCGCGCTATAATGTCTTCAGTATTGGAATAAGACCCACACCCATAATTTCGCAATTGCGCACCGCCCACTTGCAGAGCGATTTGGTCACCCGTCATCCACACATCATATTTTTCTTCGCTATTTGGAACAGTTCGGTCGCGTTGTCGACAAACCACCCCCAGCATCCAGGTTTCCGTCCCGTTTTTGAGAACTTGCACCGCACTATTTTCGCCCACCGCATCCAATGTTTCGTCGGGAGTATCAATCGCCCGAATCCGGCTATGTGTAACGGCCGACCATTTGACGGACAACAATCGACGCCCCCTATTATACACAATATCACACGTTTTATTCGCATTTTTTCTAAATACCGATGCGCGGACCCACCCATATTCTGGCGAATTATATACGATGGGGATTTTCGTAAATAGTTCGTCGAGAGGCGTGGTCTGCAAATAGGCAATCGTGGTCGGCACGCAATTTAGCGGAGCGGCTGGGTTCTCGACATCAAAATGAACATCTGAAGATTCGACCGATGCTTGTGACATATAGACTCTTCAAATACAAAATTCGCTCCAAACAAACATAAAAAATCATCCATTAGTGTATACATGTTTGCCCACTCTATATGGTTCATCGTTATTTTGGTGGCAATATCCATTGTTCTCATACATGCATCTATAACACCAAAGCGCTCGTCTTATAGCCCACCCGTCAATCTAGAAACCCTTCTTGCCGAAGCAGACGACGCATCCGATGCATATATCCAGACCTGCATTCAGTCGGAACAGCCGAATTTGCCGAATTCCCTCGAATATGTCACGAATTCCCGCGGACAAAAACTCCACGTGCGCACCTATTGGCCATCCGACGGAAATGCCGAATCCATCGTCTTTTCCTTACACGGGCACGCCGGACATGGCAATCGTCCGACCAATGCCTATATTGCCCGAGAACTCAATGCTCACAAAATCGCATATATTACACTCGATTTCCACGGACACGGATATTCGGAGGGCGACCGCTGTCGTATTGTGCAATACCATGATTTGATTGACGACGTCATGAGTCTTTTAGCGGCTATTTATATACCGACTCCCTATCCCTCCGATTCGACGAACCTGCGTGCGCCATCGACCGCGCAACAGTTGCCGTTCTTCATATGCGGTCTTTCCATGGGTGGAGCGACTGCACTGGCGGTATCCAATACCATACGTCACGACGCGCGTTACCATAAATTCCGCGGATTGATTTTAGCGGCCCCTATGATTCAACTCGCCGACGTCTCGCCGGTCATCAAAACCACACTGGCGTTACCCTTGCAAAGAATCGTGGATAAAGTGCCCTTTGACACTTCGCAATATGTGAATAGCGACGATATCTGGCGTCCGCATTATATCGATTATGTCGACAAGGACAGTTATCCGAAAAATCCACAGGGCTTGACGTTTCACGGTGTTCCATGGGTCACTACTTTGCAATCGCTGATGAATTTCATCGAGGATATGCCCGTCCTTTTACCGCAAGTCGATTGTCCATTCATCGTATTACACGATCCGGAAGATAATATTACGAAAATTGACGGCAGTTATGCATTGATGGAAGAATCGTCATCGAAACGCAAACACATGGTTTCTATGCCAGGTGCAAAACATGATTTGATTGCGAATCGGACCCATCGGTTTATACATCGTGTCATAGAATGGATGCGGATAATGGAATCAAGCTAAATATGATACCATCGATGGTATTATATTTTATAGGACCCTAGTCATCACCTTATTCGTCTTTTTCTTTGGCGACGACGCTCTCACGTAATAATTCGTTACGCATATTGGTGGTTTCACTGTCAGCGACTTCACGACCTTCGAAATCGATGGTTTCTTTGACGCCAATCAAGTTGCCTTGTTCGTCAATGGTTTGTGTCAATACATTGCCGGATTTCTCGGCTAGTTTGATGTTTTCTTCGATGGCCTTCTTCTTGGTTTCCTTGATACGGTTTTCGAATTCTTGTTTGGCCTTCTCCTCGTTCTTGAGCTTCTCCTTGTGTAGTTGGTTGAGCTCCTCTTCCATGAACTCGACACGACCAGTCTTGTAAGCATCTGGGTCCCATGGAATCCACATACCGACGGGACCGACGAAAATATCATGATTTGGGTCGGCTTCGCGCAACTTTTTGCATCGTAATTCTGCCTCCTCTTGTGTAGGGAAGACACCGCGGACTTTTAGACCACGGGTGGATGTTTGGAAGGCGTGTTCGCGTTGGAATTGGGCATTTAGCGATTCCTCTTGTTTGTCTAAAAAGTTTTTGTAATCGTCTTCGACGGAATCGGCCTTGAGTTTCGCGTCTTCTTCTTTCGCAAAATCGTTGAAATCGGCCACGAGGTCGTCGATTTTCAAATTGTATTTATAGGCCATAAAATGGAGGAAGTCAAAGTATTTAGCAAGAGATTTGGTGAAATCCCATTGTTTTACAAATTGGTCAAACAAGAACATTTCGCGCTTTTTTAGGATTTTTTCGGGAGATACAAAAGACAAACAGGCGAATTTTTGACCGGCTAATGGCTGGTCTTCATCGCATAAATCGATATATTTAGGATTGGGTTGTCCGTTTTCTAGGGTTTTTCGTTCGAAGGCCGACATTCTCACTATGGATATTTAGGAAAAGAATGTTTAAGTGATTTTGTTATTTATATATTTAGCCATCTTTTTTTGTTGTAATAGTATATACAAAACCATGGGTTTCGATTTAGCAGAACTTATCAAGCGTATCATCAAGTACTTAGTTATGGGTTTGGTCATTGCTGTTGTCAGTATTGTCATCCCAAAGAAATCTCTTAACTTAGAGGAGATTGTTATTTTAGCACTTTCCGCCGCCGCCACCTTCTCTATCTTAGATGTTTTCTTACCAACCGTCAGTGAGTCTGCCCGCAACGGTCTAGGTTTAGGCGTCGGTTTAGGATTGTCTCCGCTGTTTGTGTAATAGCATAAATATTTATTGATTTATCATGTTCGTAGGTGAACATTATGAATAAAGTGGACGAAAAGAATATGCGCAATATATAACTATCATGTCGTCGAGTAGAACTGTAACATTGCCAGATGACATAGCAAGCCGCCTAAAGGTACAAAAAATCATGACTATTAAACCAATGTGTAACGATAATACATTGATAGAAGATTTAAAACTAAAAAATCGACTAAACCCTGGCGTAAACTATAATTTAACATGTAGTAATAGTGAAAATTATACTGTAGGTAAATTATTAGGCGAATGGAGGTTTAATATTGTCTATACATTGGTCGATTCAACTGGAAATGAAATTCCAGACAGAGTCATAAGAATCACTAAACCGCGAGAAGAAAATTTTATGGATATCGATATGAATGAACTTACCGGCTTATTCATTCAATCTGTGTTGTCAAAACCAAAGGATGATGGGCTCGTCTGTAATTCTATATGTAAAGTGTATGATTTTGGGTATTTGAAACACGCGAGTGAACCTTATAATACCCGTGTATATGCAATCATTGAAAAACTCAAACACCCAAACTTGCTTGATATATTTGATCCTAAGAAATACATTGAGAAACCTGTTATAAAACAAATATTTGTACAAATTTTACAGGGATTAGAATGCTTAAGTAAGAATGGATATGTTCATTTAGATATAAAAAAAGAAAATATTGGTATTGATAATGATGGAAATGCGAAAATCATTGATTTTGGATTTGCCAGATACATGTCAAAGAAAGACTTGGAAGATACTCATCGTATAGTTGGGACACGCGGATTTAGGGATCCGAATTATGACACTCATGACAAAATCAGTATGAATTCTGATATTTATGCAGTGGGTGCAATGTTACATTCTTTTACTCATACTATGCTGGATAAAGATGGCAATATTACATATACCAAAAACGAACAATCTAAATATAACGAATATAATGAAGACCCTGATTACAATGATTTAAAAACAAGAATGATGGATCCCAACCCTGAAACAAGACTTACTGCGACCGAGGCATTACAGCATAAATGGATAAATTGTGATGATTATCCATCATGCGACACGGAAAGCAAAGATATTCTGGAAAATATTGCACATTATTTATCGAACGTGAGTGCGCCGCATAAATATCATGTTCTCCATAATTCATTCGGTAGTACAAAATGTGATTATTTTAAAACCGTATATGATGACATTGTAATTGCATTGGGAAAACTAGACCCACAATTATTAGGTGATTTATCACAAGACAAATGGGAAAAATGTCAAGGCGACTGTTTTAAAATATTGACAAAATATGTTAAGAAAGAGGTTGAATCGACTGCATATATGATGCGATTAATAGAAGCAAGTAAACTCAGATGGGTTAACGCAACCTTACATTTTGAATTTAATTGTTTCAATATAACGGGTAAATGGGAAAATGATAAAGATATTGTAAACATGGTTGTAAAACCACTCACAGACGCCGTTGTAGAAACACCCACAGCCGCTGCGCCTAAAAAACCCCGGTTGATTATGGGATTTGGGCCAAGTGCGTCGGGAAAAACATATTGCGCAGGTGAAGTGATCAAGTTAATGCAACAGGTAGAAAGACTTACATTCCCCGATTTATTTTTATCAATTGATGGCGGAATATACCGCGAATGTTCCGTGGTATATCAACTTATCTTGCAGGCACTCAAGCAAGTAAATGACAAAGTACCTGGTCTAAAAAATTTAGTCTTTGCCGGGTTTCACATAACATCCAATATTTTTGATTCAGGTAAAATCAAAAAACGCGTGATGAATTATTTAGGCGAACAAAAAGCAAAAGGTAACGCCTTTTCCCTATATGTTCCAGAAACACTCGGCAAATGTATATCATTGCGGAAAGAATTCTCCTATAACACTACATGCTCGTCCGAATACAAAGACTATATTACCTATACCGGCGACAACGATAACTGGATCGGTTTGATGATCTGGCAACATAAAACGGGGGCAGATTGTACATTTGACGAAGAATACAAATGCAAAGGATGTACCGAGAGCGGTGAATCTAGAGAAACCATGGAAGGAAAACAGTATAGTTCCGGCGCATGGGACAGATCCTACAAATATGGATTACTTGCCGCGAAAGATGCTCCTACATACCGTTTTATTATACATAATACCGGAGGGCGCAAACATTCGGTCGAAGGCAAGGAAAAGTTTAACACCATCACGTTTGAAGATTATTCCAACTATTCAGAAGAAACTGCACAACGTGTTCAAAGTGCTGTAAATGAGTTAACATGGAAATATGTAAATAAAATGCAAGAGACCAGTTTATCAGGACCGCCAGTGGAGTCGAATGCATCAGAGCAAGAAATTCAAAAAAATATAGAAAGCGCAAAACAGATTTTAGTCGCAATCAATAAAGTTCTGACAAAATCTATCAAAGAAAAGTTAAAATCAGGGGGTGTTGATATGCAAACAATACAATATGGCGGCGAACCTACTGTAGTCGACCCTGACGAAACATTATATAACAAAATCATTCAGCAAATACAAAACGAATTGCCTACATTTGGAGTGTATTCTGTTAATTTTTTTAAAAAAACTCTCGTGCCGTTATTAAACGAAAACATAAAAACGGATATTCTTAAGACAATCAAAGATTACGGCGATACTGATGCTAAACAAAAATACATAGTAGAGCAAATCGATATATACATCAAAGATAAATATTTGCCATCCCAAAAAACCATGCTCACTGAACATCAGCTCATCTCAATGAGTATGGATATTTTAGCCAAACTTTCCGAAAAAACAGATAAATCAGAAGACAATGGTATAAAACAACTGCTCGAAATCGCGCTCGCCATCGCGTTCCCAGAAAAATCATTGTCTTTTGATTTTAAAATGCCTATTATTTTACCAGAACCATCGGTTCGCATCGGTGATTTAGAAACAATGACAACCGACATAGTTCCTGAACATGAATCTATAGATAAGGATGGCAAGGTTATATCCGTGGACAAACAAACGAGAGAAAGAATCGACTTGACAAAAACGATATATACCGAAGAAAGGCCATATACACCCGCTTATTACGAACACGTGTTACAATCGGATGGGAATTTAGACGAATTGAATAAAAAAATCGTAGACGTCACTGAAAAAGTATTAGAAGCAAAGGGAAAAGTAATAGAAGCAAGCACAAAATAAAATAAGATACTATTATATAGGTGTGAACATGTCTGAACCAATTGATAAATTAACTGAAAATGTGAATGCATATATTACAGAAGTGAATAAATTACTAACGAATAAAAAAAAAGTAGAAGAACAAATTGCCGCAAAAGACAAAGAAATTGAAGCAAAACAAAAAACGATTGAAGAAAAACAAAAAGAAATTGAAGCAAAACAAAAATTATTAAATGAAGAAGCTGGTCAAAAGAAAATAATCGAAGACCAACTAGCTCAAGCTAAAAAAAATTTAACTGAGCTAGGAGGAGAAAGAGACAAATTGTCAGGTGAGAAAAACAAATTAGCCAACGACTTAAAACAAATCAACGACAAAATAACAACACTCAATAGCCAAATAACCGACGCCAAAGGCACCCTACCAAAAGGCGGCAATACCCGCAAACAACGAGGTGGCAAAAAACCCAAACGCAAATCAAAATCATCGAAAAAACGCCCATCGAACAAATAATATCTATAACACAATTCGATTTATGTTATAGAATAATATACAACTAATATAACTATGCCAATCAAAGAACTACAAACAATCATCGACACATTATCAAATACGTCAGGTTCGTTTGACGCCTACAAAACACAAGTGGACAACATAATCAAGCTGTTAGAAAAATGTAAAAAAACCGAAACAGAGGTGGAGTCACTCAAGAAAACAAATGTGTCATTGACTGAAGAAAAAACAAAAATAAATGAAGCCAGACTATTGGCCGAAAAACAACTAAAAGAATGCAACGAGATTCGAAATAAAACAAATACTGTCAACGGCTCAAGTAATACAAAACCACAAAAAGGCGGAAAATCCCGCAAATCCCGCAAACAGCGCAAATCTAAACGGACCCGACGCGTTTACATATAAATTCCATCACTTCCATGAGCCAGCGATGTCCGATATCGCCCACTTCATATGTTGCATCTTCATTTGTCTGCAAATGCAACATATTACTAGAACCTCCGAGTAACCATTCGTCGTGATATTTTTTGCATTTTTTCAAATAATCCAGGGCGATTCCCCCTTCCCCGTCGCGACCACGTTTCGCAATGCGTCGAAAACACACCTCCGCCTCCGCATCCACATAAACAATCCCATTTGCCTCATATTTGCTCGAAAACTCGTCATACATTTTCCCATAAATCTGGTAACATACGCTTTCAATCAGTCCGTCGTCGGACAACATTTTCGCGAAAATATTGCGGTCGGCGCACAATGACCGCTCGCAAACAATGACAGAACAATCCGGATGTTCACGAATCGCCGTTTCAATCAAAGACAGGCGACTCATGAAAGCCATGATTTGAAAGGGGAAGGAATATTTAGCCGAATCGCCATAAAATTTTTGTAAGATATTTTGTCCATCGACCGGGTCACGCACGGCTTCCCAGATATCCACCGGCTCGCGCAAAAACACAATATCCGAGCGACCGGCACAATGTTCTTGCAAACGCGCCAGCAATGTGCTCTTACCGGCCCCAATGTTTCCTTCAATGCTAATAATAAGTGGTTTTGTCATGGTAGTATGTAATCAATAAATATACGTTGATTACATAATCAATTTTATGACACAAATCAATTCATGGCATTGTTTTTCCATGAACCGAAATAATTGTGTCGGGCATAATCGCCGAAATATTGCCTTTTGTTATTGTGTAATACCAATATATTGTCTTTGTCTTCATAATCAATATACAATTGTGTGACGTAATCCGGTCCCGTGCTTTTATAGACGTATAATTCCGTGTCATTCTTGTTATAGATGTATTTCAATATATTTTGATGTATTCTATCAATCAACAATTTAATAAATGGGTGCTTCGGACTAGCCGCAAACGCATATTGTCCTAATAAATAGCGATGATTTTGGTCACAAAATGGTTTGTATCGCGGATTCATACACATGTAATTATTGATGATTTCGTCCACCGGAAATACACAATCGTAACTCAACAAATCGTCGAAATTTTGCATGGCGTTCATGTCTAAATCCATGTAAAACCCGCCATAATGATATACTGCAATATATCTGAAAAAATCGATTTTTTGAATTTTTATCGGCAAACTCATGTATGTGCGATAATATTGTGGATAATGTAGTTGCATAAAGCTTTGTATATCATCATCCGTAAAATATTTATATTCATAATCCGGATTGGCCTGCTTGATACTCTCTATGAGAGGCATGTATTTCGCAGGTATTTCGTTGTTTTTCCAGGTTTGAATAATAATCTTTGGTATTTTTTGCACAGCATTCTTTGGCGGAGACATTACCACGGCGCTACTACTCGGGTCCTCTACATCAAACGATTCTTTATATTGACTATACCATAAATATGCTAATATTATGATTGCAAGCGCAATGAGCGCAATCATTGCATATTCCGCCATATTATATATTTGTGTCATATTTATTATTCACGCAATTGACTTATTGTGCTAAATTTATGTTTCATAGTATTTTTCCACCGGTCCGAGCATAAAAATACACAATCGCCGCCGCAAAATTGACATGCCCGAAAAAAGCAATGCGCCGTTTTCGTTTGATGTGTGCAATAGCCTGGTCGGGTATCATATGGTGATATACTATGAGATAGAGGGCGACAATGGCACAGGAACGCTGTTGTCCCGCAAAACAATGCACTAGCACGGGCTTTTTTTCCAGAATCGATTCGCACATTTTCGCGAGAACTTGCGTGCTATCGACAAGACTTATCAGTTTAGCACATTCGGCGGGGTCATCGTGCACGGGTATGCGAATACAGTTTGCACAATTTTTCGGAAATGGTATATCAGGAGTGCAATTTACAATCATGGAAAATGTATCACTCGACTCTAATGCTCGCGCACTTCCAACATACAAATATTCGACGATTTCGTGATAGGCGGCTTCGCTCATGATGTATACACCGTTTGCAGATTATTTAGCCATTTCCAATACGCGCCACACCGAATGTTTTCGTCGGCCTAAATTTTAAGATATCCACTTCTCGACCCGTCGTGGGAAATTCAACGGAACCGTAGACATCTTGCAAAAGCATCCATTCAAACAATCCCCCGCAATACATGGCCACATCGCTAAATCCTAGACCCACCAGCTGGTCATACTTTTTCTCCACCGTCATATCCATATTATTCTTCCCATACACAATAATCGTTTTCGTCGTCAATGTAAACCGATTGATCAACTCATTTAGGGCGGCCTCTTCTGCAGTAAAATCCACGGTGGTTTTTATCAAACAACTCTGTTCCGACGCCGGGAGCGTATTGATGAGCAAATACGTCCCGCCGCGGTCAATGGCATATTTTACATCTTCAAATCCGATTTTTCGATATGGTTTTTTTTCAAACCATTTCAACATTATTCTATTACACTATAGTTCTCTTTGTTTATCTCGTTTTTACCACAAAATTGAATAAAACCCTAGCACGCACGATACATCAACCTATTTTCAACAATCTACTAACAACATGGACCTCTCACAGAACAAGCTTACGAAAACAGAATGGAACAGCATTGAAATGCCAGTGTCCGATGCGGAAAAGACCATCCTCAAGTTGATTGATGATGGCGCAAATGACGTGAATATTCGCAGCAACAATCACGCCTCTATTATACAATATATGAAACTAGAAAAAACGCCTTTTAATGAATCGTATTTATACGACAAATATTTCAAAACCATCGTCGAAAACATGGTGCAAAAATACAAAACGGCCACGGGGATTTTCGAACCTTTTGCGGTTCCACAAATCACCACGAAAAATCTGAAAATGGTGAAAAAGGCTGACATTATTCGCATCGAAAATATGCAAGTGGAAAGCACCCGCGACCAAATCTTCGAATATCTATTACTCGACTTTTGCGAAAACTTGTTGGAAAAACTCGCGCCGACGGAAGCCTCGTATACCATCAAAAAACAAAAATCCATCCAATCCAAGCCCGTGCTCAAACCCTATGCCTTTTATCTGTATACACTGATTCAATTCAAAAAATTATCCATCCATCACATCAATCCACATATTTGTGTCTTTGTCGATTCCGTCATTGCCTATGGTATCACAAAGACCAACCTCACCGACATTATCAAAACATCGCCGGAAACCATCGAAGAAAATCCATATTTGCTAAAATACGACGATTTGACCCTCTATCAACATCAAAAACAATTGTTTTCCATATGCAATCAACACCGTCTGAAACATAAATCTACATCGACCAAACTCTTTGAAATCATGAGCGCACACAAATTCGACGAACAAGAAATACAAGATACATTAAGCGAGTCATTACAAGCCCAAGAAGACCGTCTGGCCTATTTAGAAAAAAAATACGGAGCCGTAAATCCGATGGAAAAAATCTACACACCGAAACTCATCTTATATATGGCACCAACCGGCACGGGCAAAACATTATCACCCATCGGCCTGACTCGCAATTTTCGTGTTATATTTGTGTGTGTTGCGAGACACGTGGGTCTGGCTCTAGCAAAAGCCTCCATTTCCATCGGCAAAAAAATCGCCTTTGCATTCGGTTGCGAAACGGCGTCGGACATTCGTTTGCATTATTATGCGGCGACGGATTATACCGTGAATTACAAAACGGGTGGCATATACAAGGTCGACAATTCCGTCGGTGACAAGGTGGAAATGATGATTTGCGATGTGAAATCGTATTTAGTGGCCATGCGTTATATGCTCGCCTTCAACAAAGAATCAAACATTCTGACCTACTGGGATGAACCGACCATTACCATGGATTATGAAGAGCACGAATTGCATGAAACGATTCATAAAAACTGGGCGGAAAATCGCATTTCGAAAATGGTCTTGTCATGTGCGACATTGCCGAAAGAAGACGAAATTGCAGACACCATCATGGACTTTAAAATGCGATTTGACGGTGCCGAAATCCACACCATCGAATCCTATGATTGCAAAAAGACGATTTCGATTCTCAACAAGGACGGCAAATGCGTGGTTCCGCATTTGTTGTTTGCGAATTACGACGATTTGATGAAATGCGTAGACCATTGTGAAAACAACAAATCGCTATTGCGCTATTTCGATTTGCAAGAAATCATTAAATTTCTCGTCTATATCAATCAACATAGTGGTGCTATACCCGATGCCTATAAAATAGATGCCTATTTCGACGGTGACATTGCCAATATTACCATGCATTCCATCAAACTCTATTATTTAGAATGCATTCGAAAAATGTGTGGCAATTTGTGGAATAGTGATATTTTCAAACATTTAGCCAGCACTCAACCGCTCGACACCGTCTTTCAAAAGATTCATAGTGTCGATGTTGCGCCGAAAAATGCGAATGAGCAGATTGTGCGATCCAATAGTGTAGCGCAAGTAACTGGGTCCGTAGGAAAAGGGCAAGCACCATCCAACCCAACGGCAGGTATTATGATTACTACCACGGATGCGCATAGTTTGCCCGACGGTCCGACGATTTATTTAGCCGAAGATATTCGCAAAATCGGTCTGTTTTGTCTACAGCAAACAAAAATCCCCGAGAAAGTCTTGAGCGGATTGCTCGAGAAAATCGAGCACAACAATAAAATCCAGCGTGACCTGGACAAACTAGACAAACAACTCGAAGACAAACTGGGCAAAGAAATCGACAAGGAGAAAAAGATGGAACGCGAGCAATTTAGCGGAGAAGTGCGTAACGTGATGAACAGTATCAATGCCCTGCGTGGACAAATCCACAATGTCGAAATGGACCAGGTCTATATTCCAAATACGAAAACCCATCAACAATTCTGGACAAAATCACAAGACACTGTCAAGAATGCATTTGTGCCGAAAATCACCGAATCCGTCGTCAAAGAAATCATGATGACAAACGTCGATACGCAAATGAAAATGCTCCTCTTGTTAGGCGTCGGCATGTTTGACAAAACCACCGACGTGCAATATATGGAAATCATGAAACGTTTAGCCGATACACAAAAGCTCTTTGTCATTATTGCCTCGTCCGATTACATCTATGGCACGAATTACCAGTTTTGTCACGGATTCATCGGAAAAGATTTGAAAAACATGACACAGCAGAAAATCATCCAGGCGATGGGTCGCATTGGTCGCAACAACATTCAGCAAGACTATTCGGTTCGATTCCGCGACGATGCCATGTTAGAATCGCTCTTTATGCCACCAGAAGAAAACCGTGAAGCAGTGATTATGTCGAGACTTTTCGTCAGCGATGTGTAATAGTATTGTGTATCAAAACAAAAAATATACATATGTATTTTTTGTTTACAGTCCGCCCATGACACTTAGTGCATATGGATTTTTTTGCAAAGCATTCATAATGTCTGGAGTCGTGCGGTCCATTTGAATGGTCGAATAGAGTCCGTCATTGCCTTGTAAGATACCCATGTTGTCAATGTTCGGGGTCTGGTATGGCATGGTTGGGACGGCCGCGCGATTCATTTTCAGATGGTGGTCGCGTTCGGCTTCGCGCATATTGACGGAGTTGTTCATCAATGACATATTTCCAGGCACCATGCGTCCCTTGATGGTGGAGGACTTGATGTCGTTGTTGCGCTGGCGATATTCGGCGTCATAAGGACGGGCTTGTCGTCCGCGTTCGCCGGCACTGGCACCGCCGGCATAATAGAAATCATCGGTGGTTTGACGATTGTTGTCGACGGCTTGATGCTCGGTCACTTTGTATGCACCGCCGTTTTGATTCGCATTCACATTCAAGTGGAATTTCGAATTCTCGGTGGTTTCGCGGATGGTAGGGGCGGGTTTATCGGCCGGATTGAACAAATACGATTGTCCCACGGCAGATTTCGCGTTTTGATAAGGTCGTAATGAACCGATGGTGTTTTCTTTGCGAGAAGGGCGTAATACATCCATGAGCGGAGCTACTGCAGCGCCGAATGCACCACCTATGGCACCGAAATAGTCGTCTTGTTTGTTTGCTGCGCGATTGTTCATGTAGGCTTTTGACGATTTGATTCCGAATTCGGCATCGTGGGCATAGTTGCGGCCTTGTGCGTTTGCGCCGGCCATGGGAACGGCACCTAATTCGATATTGGTGGATGGTTTGTATTCACCGGGAACATAGGTGGCTTCGTTTGCATAGCCCGCACCACCCGTATATTCCATAGTGGTTTCTGGACGACTGACATAACGGTCCACGGGAATGGCGTGTAAGGTGGATGCCGACCCACCAGCACCCGTGGTGGTGAAATATCGTTCAGGTCCCATGGCAAAATCCTTGTCGGGGCGATTTTTTTCCATTTGTCCGATTCCGCCTAAATTAGTCACGCGACTCATGGCAGGACCTTCATGGCCCAATAACATTAATCCGGTGGGTTTTAATTTGTTTCCGACACGCAACTGGTCAACGTTCTTGTCGAGCCAATGGTCACGCATGGCCATACCGGAGTTGAATCCACCTGCGCCGGCGGTGGTGTATCCAAGGCCTAAACCAGGAGCTACACGTTCTTCTTCAAAGGGTTTGACATTCGCCATGCGCATACTCACATTCATACGGGATTGCATGAAATCGGATTGATTCGGAGCACCGTAGGCCCATTGATAGTTCTCGGAAGGGGCAAAGAGAGGTGCTTGTTCTCCTTTTGCGAATGTTTGAGAACCTGAACCGGCCATCGAATCTAATACACTTTCATTTGAGTTTGCGTCGATTTGACGACTGCGAATGGTACTACCAAAGTAGGGAACCATATTGTTGTGTTGAAAATAGTTTTTATCGACGGATTCTCCGGTCAAAGATTGATAAGATGCATTTTTGTTTTGTGGTTCTCCGTCATATTGACTATTTGATTCGGGACTGAAATATTTGTCGGTGTAGGCACCGCCCCCGGAATATTTGTTGGTGGTGGACAATCGGGAGGATTGTGTCATGTCGGATTCTGTTTCGGAATATTCCGTCGAATAATTCACGTCGGGAATATCGGTGTTTGGTAAGGCGTCTCCGTTGCGAAAGGCCTCTTGCTTTGCTTTTTTCTTTTGATTATTTACGACATAAAGAGAACCTAATGCGACTAAAGGTATTGCTAATTCCATAATATTATAGTATGTGTATATAATATTATAATATTTTTCCAAAAAAGCAATCGAACTCAATGACCATGGTCCGCTAGGTCCGCTAGCATAACCTCTCGGTTACCATAGGTCCGCAAGCTTTACCACGTTCCTCCATGGGTCGGGTCAGTAGGCTTGAAATAATCCTTTTCTAAAATACGGGTTTGAATATTGTCTTGGAACTTCTTTTCCACATTTGCCTGTGGATTTAAAAAGGGTCGTTCCCATCGATGTTGTTCTAAATCTCTATAGGCCCAGGCTGGATGTGTCGCCCTGGATTCGTCAATAAAATGTCCGGCAATTGGATACGAATTTTTAAAACTCGATACAGCAGCGGTTTGATGATTATTGACACCGACTAAATCGCGATTCAAGGGACGGGTTAATCCGCGCAAATCACTCTCTAAATTCACGGAATTCGTCATTAAATTCGCGCCCCATTGTTGTATTCTCATTTGCGGGTCGGCCATGTAGGGCAAGTTCACACCTGGACCAGGTGTATCGAGTGCATAACGACCCGAAAAGGTGCTTATTTGCAATCCATATTTTATTCTATGTGGGTCATCGTGAAAGCGTGTAAATGACATCTTAGTTATAATAGTAAGTGAAAATAATATAGAATGATGGCGCTACACAAAAATACATGAACAACCCAGTGAAATCGCCCACATTATGTCTAAATATGATTGTCAAAAACGAAAGCAAGATTCTTCGCCGACTTTTGCAGTCCGTTTCCCCCATCATTGATTCCTATTGCATTTGTGACACGGGAAGCACCGACGACACCGTCTCCATTATCGAGGCGTTTTTTCGAGAACACAAACTACCCGGCAAAATAATACGAGAACCTTTCCGCGATTTCGGATACAATCGCACACTTGCCCTCCAAGCGTGCGAAAATGAACCCCTGGCCGATTACATTTTATTGCTAGATGCCGATATGATATTTTCGCTACAGGTTACTCCCGAGGTCTTCAAGCAACAACTCGTCCACGACATTTATTGCATGTTCCAGGGCAACGACGCCTTTTATTACAAAAACGTGCGCATCATCAAAAACAACCGCGGCTGCACGTACTGGGGAGTTACCCACGAGTATTTGAAAAGCCCTCCGAATTCGACGCACTCTACCATCGACAAAAACATTGCCTTTATTCGTGATATAGGAGATGGTGGGTCAAAGGGCGACAAATGGGAACGCGATATTTCACTCTTGAAACAAGGTCTCGTCGACCTACCGAACAATGACCGCTATACCTTTTATTTAGCCAATACTTACCACGATGCCGGAAAATACGAACTCGCCATTGAAACATACAAGCGCCGGGTTCAGTTAGGTGGATGGCACGAAGAAGTCTGGTATAGTCATTATCGCATCGGTATTGCCTATGCGCGGATGGGGAATGTCACCATGGCCATAGCGGCGTGGATGGATGCCTATGACGTTTTTCCGAACCGAGTTGAGAACTTGTATGAAATAGTCAAAAACTATCGTATTTTAGGCAAACACAAAATCGCCCAAATGTTTTATCAACTCGCCCGCAAATCGATGAAAGACCATCCCGAACGCGACTATTTGTTTATGCACAATGACGTCTATGAATGGAAGCTCGATTACGAATTCACGATATTAGCCTATTACACAAATCCGGAAAACACCCCTATTATACCCCTATGCATGCAAGTCGCCGCAAATCCGCAAATCGATGATGCGAGTCTCCGCAATATCCTCAGCAATTACAAATTTTATACACCCATCCTAAATACCCTCGCTAGACCGAGTATCCATACAGACCTATTACAAAGCATCGGCGACAATCTCGACATACCCTCGGAATTTGTCCCCAGCACCCCCTCCCTTGCGCTAAATCATTTAGGCGAACTCCTGGTCAATGTGCGATACGTCAATTATTCCATCGACGACCGAGGAAATTACAGCAATCGCGGCAAAATCCACACCATCAATGTAGTCGCAACGGTCGATATTCGAGATGTAACCTGGCAAATCAAAAATCAAAAAATACTACTCTATAACACAAAACACGACGATTTCTATGTCGGACTAGAAGACGTGCGATTGTTGTCACACCATCAGAAAATAATCTATAATGCAAACCGCGGATTGAAAGATGGAATCATGGTGGTAGAACATGGTGTGATAGATTATTGTATGTGCAAAGACGAGCGATTCTTAAAAAAAGATGAACAACGAGACATTGAGAAAAACTGGGTGTTGTTTGCAAATGCTGGCGGTGTCATACATTGTATATACGGATGGTATCCGCTCACAATAGGAACGATTGGTTCTGAAGGAGAATTTAGCACAGTTGCTACACATAAGATGCCGTCCTTTTTCAAACATGTGCGGGGTTCAACGAATGGACAAATCATCGGAGATGAGGTGTGGTTTTTGTGTCATAGTGTGAGTTATGAAGACCGGCGGTATTATTATCATTTGTTTGTGGTGGTGGATGCTTCGACGTTTGTCCTAAAAAAATACACGCCATGGTTTGTTTTTGAAAAAATGCCCGTGGAATATTCTTTAGGCTTTGTTATTTTGCCGGGGACAGAGCGATTTTTGATTGGCTATAGCACGATGGACCGCACCACTCAATATATGGAGCTGGAAAAGTCGGTGGTCGATGCTATGATGATTCTGGTATAGGGGTAAGGGTTGACGTTTTGCAAATGCCGTAGGTTTTGCGGTGCCATTGTGTGATGCCCCAGTTCGCAATCCCGTCGCGATGGGTTTTTGTGCCATAGCCCATGTTTTTTGCTAAACCATAGCGTTGGTCTAAGAGGGGGTATGTTGAACATAATTCTTCCATGTAGGTATCGCGCTCGTTTTTCGCTAATATACTTGCAGCTGCGATGCACGTATATGTATTGTCGCCGCCTTCGACGGTTTCGAAGGGAGTTTCGACGAGGGATTGTGTTTCTTCGCAAAAGGTGAGATGGGGGGTGAAATCGTTGCCGTCTACGAGGAGAAAGACTTCGCGCAAATAGGTGGAATCGTCTTGCTGTGGCAAAGTAGCTGCCGCAGGCAAAGCAGCTAGTTTCGCCATGACTTGTTTCGCACATTCGTGCATGGCCGAAAGGACGGCCTGGCGGATATTGATAGTGTCAATGACGTCGGCATCCACATATTGAATGTGCCAGGCTAAGGCGGAAGATTTGATATAGGCCGATATTTCTTGCATTTTTTTGCGCGAATGGATTTTTTTTGAATCGCGCATCCACTCGTGATGAAAACTGTCATCTTTAGGTAAAGCGCAGGCGGCTACGTAGAGACGGCCGAAGAGAGGTCCGCGACCGGCTTCATCGACGCCGATTTCATAACGGTTTCCAGGGTCGTGGATTTTTGCGAGAGGTGGTGGGGAAGTTTTCGGCATGATGTATTTAGCAAAAACAATGGACGGTCTGGCAAAATCAATTTTTCACCCTACTATTTTCGCAAGCTAGTATATATCATGAAATTATCGCCATTATTCATATTTTTATTATTGGTCATTATTCTAGTTCTATCGGTCATCTTTTGTAGATATTGCATGAATACCTCCATTTTTGAACGCGAAGGCTTTGTCAGTTACGAGGCCAACGTAGCGCCAACCAATACCGTGAAGATTCCGCAATATGGCTCCCAACCCGTCATCAAAATGTTTGACAATTTGTTTTTCGACCAATCGAACGGAAATGTCATCGAAGTGGATTCGACCAAATTCATGGGCAATGTCGATGCCAATGGAAATTATGTGAGCGGAAACGTAGATGCTGCTGGAACAACTATCCACAATTTATATATTTCCACCCGCGACGGAAAAGAACATGACTATGCCTTCACGGACGCCAATGCAAATACTACACCCGAAAGCACCCTAACAAACACCTCTTGTTCTTATAACAAATGGTCCTATAACACCAAATGCGAAACAACTGGCAAATATCAATTGTTCTATATTCCATGGAATACTGACACCTATGTCCATATTGTGCAAACCGAAACACCAGCCAATGCAAACAATCAATCATCCAATAAACCAGTGAATGTGTATACGTATCAATTTGCTGCCAGCACCAATTCTCCCATTCATGCGGTTCGATATGTCGCTACATTGTTACCTACCATTGCGGCTCAATCTAGCAGTGATTCCAATGACAACCAAATGATAACCGATAACTGGTATAGCACAACCAATAAAGTCTATCAACTCGCGAAATACATTGAGTTCGATGCATCCAATGGTAACTTGATTATGCGCACCGACAATTCCATTACCGCATATGGACGTGCTAAAAATGTAATCGTGACATCAAATACTCCTCTAAAAAATGGCGGTTTGTCAAACACCATTCCTTCCGTTAGTTATAATTCATGGATTGTCTATGACGATGCCAATACCACGCAAGTCGTGTATATTGCAAAAGAAACCAACACATTAATCTTGTTGATACAAATGGAGTCCAGTAATAAATACAAGCTGGTAAATGCCGTCCGATTTGATGCAAATGGACCGGTAAATGCCAATTGTCCAGATAACAATGGTGGCAATTCATCGGATGGTAGCGGTAATAACCCACCTCCACCTCCTCCAGCCCCTCCTCCAGACATGAGTGGTAACTCGGATTACTACAAGTGGTATTGGTATTGGAACAGTCCACAAAAATTTTCCGACGACTACATTTTGAAAACCCAGATTGTTCCTCCCGTTTGCCCAACTTGCCCAAATTGTCCTAGCTCTGGTGCTTGCACCAATTGCGGAGGTCACGGCGGTTCGGGAACAAAAGACAATAGTGGTTCCTCGATTGCCGGCGGAAACACCACTACCACCGGTCCAGTCGGAAGCGTGGTCAACAATACCGTAGATGCGGCCGGAAATGTCATCGGTGATACCGTAAACACCGCAGGCAGCATTGTCAATACGGCCATTGATACTACCGGTAAAGTCGTGACCGGAACCGTGGGTGCAGCCACCCATCTAGTCGGAAGCACCGTTCATGCCGCAGAAAATGTCGCGACAAGTCTAATCAATGCACCAGGACAACAAGGTTACGGTTACGCAGGTCAAGGCTACGGTTATACGGGTCAACCTGGTCAACCAGGTCAAGGCAATGGCTACGCGGGTCAAGCCGCCGGTGCGGATTATTCGTATTACGGAGCCCTTCCTCCAAAGGGCGCCAATTTCATGCCAATCACCGCGGATTTCAGTGCCTTCAGCAAATAAAACCCCCTTCGGCGAATCTTCAAAAGGTATAATCATTTGTATAATAGTTATTATACAAATGCGTAAAAATCAACATAAAAATAAATGTTCTCACAATAACAATGGAAGCATCACTATTACACATTCTCGACCGCGAAAAAGCGGCCAATGAACTCAAACAATTATTGCGCGACTTTGAAAAAAACTTGAACAATATCAATTATAAAAAAGGGTTTTATGTCTATGGTTCTCCCGGATGTGGGAAAACACATTTTGTCACGCAAGTTCTCACCGAACTCAATTACGACGTCATCAAATACGATGCCGGAGACGTGCGTAACAAATCACTCATCGACACTATTACCAGTGACAATGTGGGGACACAAAATGTTCTCCATATGATGACGAAAACCCGCAAGAAAATCGCCATTATCATGGACGAAATTGACGGTATGAATAACGGCGACAAGGGGGGTATCAATTCGTTAATCAAACTCATTCGTCAAAAGAAAACGAAAAAACAAAAATCGGAGAACATGACGCTCAACCCCATTGTTTGTATCGGGAATTATTTCATGGATAAGAAAATCAAAGAACTCGTCAAGGTGTGTAATACATTTGAATTGAAATCCCCCACACCCCCACAGATAAATACAATTATTACACAAATGATACCCGGATTAGACGGCAAATTGCAAGAGATGATGGTCGATTATATTCAAGGCGATATGCGCAAACTCTTTTTCGTGGAGAACATGTATCGCAAAAAGCCGGAATTAATGACGATTCCGATTATGCAACATATATTCCAGACGAAATCGTGCAATCAAGATGCGAAAGAATTGACGCGGACATTGCTGCAGAAATCGTTTACCATCGACCAGCACAATAGTATGATGAACGAGACGGACCGCACCATTGTCGCCCTTTTATGGCATGAGAACATTGTCGACCATTTAGCGAAAATCCCGAATGGGGAGGCGTTCCCCTTTTATTTGCGTATTTTAGACAATATCTGTTACGCCGATTACATTGACCGCATCACATTTCAGAGTCAAATCTGGCAGTTTAATGAGATGAGTTCTCTCATGAAAACATTTTACAACAACAAACTATATCACGAAAGCTTCCCTCAACAAAAGAACCAGGTGGACGAAATCCGATTCACCAAGGTTCTCACCAAGTATTCCACGGAATACAACAATTCGCTTTTTGTCCATGGGTTGTGTCAAATTTTAGACATGGACAAGAAAGATTTAGTCGCTTTTTTTCAGGAACTCCGACTCTTTTTCGGCGCCGATTTCATGAATAAATCCGAGAAATTGGCGGTGGTGGATAAACTCTTTGAGAACTATGAAATCAGCAAACTGGATTTAAAACGCATGTATCGTTATTTAGACCGCAATGTGAAACGCGAAACCGGTGACGGCACTATCGACGAAGATGATGATGTGAGCGACGATTTTTAACCATAGGGTATTATTTCTTCGACACGGACGACCCATAGGCTCCGGCAATAATCAGCGCCGTTCCCACGAGTTTGACCCAGGTGACCGGTTCTCCCGAAAACACGAAGCCATACAAATAGGCCATGACAATACCGACATAAGACAGCGGCGCATAAATCCCGGGGTCTAACCGGGATGCCGCAAAGAAACGCAATAAATAGCCGAATAAACCAATCACCATATTGATGGCAAAAGCCTGGGATAAGGGGGTCCGAGAAGCCAGTGATACAATCGATGGATGGTTCCACAAAGATAATCCTATAGCACCCCAAAAATAGGACAAAAACACGTGGTTCCAATTGTTCTCCGTCTTGATATTTCGAACCAAGAAATAAATAAGGGCTTCGGTAATGGCGGCGATGGCAATCATCACATAGCCCGTCCAAGATGTTTGTGGACTTTTTTGAAGGAGTTGTGGAGAACATAACAAAAAGATGCCGAAAATAGCCAAAAAGAGGGGTGGTTGGTAAGGTTCTCCACTCATCCACAAAATAAGTAGGGGATAAGTATAAAAGAGCGTGTATGCTATACCACTTTCTAATTCGAGGAAGCCTTTGTAAGATGAAAATACATGTAGAATGGTGACGAGGGCGAGGGCAAGGCCGGTTTTCGAAAAAAGATGGGTGGCAATGGTGGACCAATCGACGAAAAATGCGGAAATGCACACGTAGGTGAAAAATCGGCTCCATAACTGTAGGGCAATATCCAGACGAATATGTTTGACAAATACGGGATATAGACTCAATAATGATTCGGAGGCGATTTTGCTAAATATTTCGAGTATCATTTACATTTTCCATAGAAATGATAGTCTGTATAGTTCCAATATTTGCACTGGTAAAAATACGAGTGCAAATTATAAGATTTCGGGGTCGCTTTTCGCCCTACATTCGAAAATCGTGTTTGCATCGGCAGGTCTCTCGAATTCCGCCAGTTTTCGTTCCAATAGCAGGTTTCGTTCTTGTAGCAACTTATAGATGCTTTCTGCCTGTTTTAATGACTTTGTGAGTTTTTCAATATGTTCTTGTTGTTGTTGAAGGAGACTCACGATTTCTTGTGGTCCAAGACGGACCGGTTCTTTTCCAGGTTGTTGTAACATGATAGAGGCACCTTCGCCGCCTTCTTTGCGTTTTCGGTCAATTTCGGCCATTTGTTGCGCAACATCGGGTTTGTATTTCGGGTCGCCGGGTTCATAAGCGTCTAGGAGTGCATCAATGTCTTTCATAAAAAAATCATGTATCGGTTTTTCTTTGGATTGTCGAATAAAGAGTTCGACGGATTTAGGCGATTTTTTGAGAACGGGGG